CAGACGAGAGTATGAAGAAACTTGTCAGCTATTACGAGACAGGCACCCTTTCGTTAGCGGACCATTATTTACTCCTAAACGAAATAATCGGACCAAAGGCTATGTTGCTGGTGCTACATTTACCAAGCTAAAAGACACGAACCCTACCTCTAGAGATCATATTGCATGGATACTTACCACACATTACGGCTGGCAACCATCCTCACTGACGAATTCAGGGAAGGCGGTTATAGACGAGACCGTATTAAAAGAACTTGGGACGGATATAGCTCTGAGTTTTCTGACACTACTGGATCTGACGAAAAAGCTTGGGATGATCTCAGAAGGCGTGAACGCATGGCAGAAGCTTGTTACGAAATCTAGAGTTCACCACCATTGTTCAGTAGCCACCAGTACATTTAGATGTGCCCACCGTAAACCTAACCTATCCCAAGTGCCCTCAGATGAAAGATTTAGACAATTATTTACAGCGTCTCCAGGTAAAATACTGGTCGGTGCCGATCTTAGCGGTATTGAGCTACGGATGCTTGCCCACTATCTCGCCAGATATGATCAAGGACGTTATGCCGAAATCCTCCTCAACGGAGACATTCACCAAACAAATGCCGACAAAGTTGGCGTTACCAGGAAACAAATAAAGACAATTTCCTATGCATTTTTATATGGTGCTGGAGATGCCAAGTTAGGTCATAGCTATGATAAACAACTACCTGATGGGGCGGCTGTTAAGAAAGGTAGAGAGATCAGAAAGGCGTATGTTGATGCGATTCCAGGTCTTAAAGAATTACTTACAGCGGTTAAGAAGGTCAGTGAGAGAGGATATGTTTTAGGCTTAGACAAACGGCGTATCCTAGTAGATAAGCCTCACAAAGCCTTGAACTACCTTTTGCAAGGATCAGCAGCAGTCATCGCAAAGCGGTGGATGGTTATTGCACATGATGATATGGCATACTGGACTATGCCTAATGAATTTGATATTCATCAACTAGCCTTTGTCCATGACGAACTACAATTTGAGTGTGTCCCTGATGCAGTCAAAGATTTAAAATTCCTCTTAGAAATGAGTGCAATCAAAGCAGGGGAATATTACAACTTAAGATGTCCTATAGCAGCTGAATCACAGTCAGGAGCGAACTGGGCAGAAGTACATTAACCACCTATGGAATTATTAATTGATGCCGATTACATTGTATACAAAAACTGTGCGGCAGCAGAAACTGAATTAGACTTTGGCGAGGATGTTATCCTTGTTACATCTAACTTTAGTGATGCATACAATGCAACAATAAGAGAATTAACTAAACTTAAAGATGAGTTTGGATCATTCCCTGATATAAAGCTTTTCTTTTCTGACACTAAGAATTTTCGGAAAAAAATTGCACCATCTTACAAAGGCCACCGAAATCGTAAGAAGCCTTGTGGGTATAAACGTGTTATAAATAAACTCAAGACTGAGTTTGAAGTAATAATCATGCCTACATTAGAGGCTGATGATGCTATGGGTATTTATGCTACCCAGTACCCAGGAAATGTTATAGTTTCACCAGACAAGGATATGAAACAAATCCCTGGTACTTTATACAACCTAGATGAAAGATTCACAGTCACCCCTAACGGCGGAGCAGCTTGGCACCTTATCCAGTGTCTTTCTGGAGATCAAACTGATGGATATGGTGGCGTCCCTGGTATCGGAGTTAAACGTGCCGCAACCTTATTTGATAAGGAAGGATATAGCTGGAAGACAGTAGTCAAAGCTTTTAAAAGTAAAGACTTAACTGAAGACGATGCCATCCTGAATGCTAGACTAGCCAAAATACTAACTATTGATGATTATGACACAGCAAAACAGGAAGTCATCTTATGGACTCCCACAGCCGATTACGAAGTTAACATATGAACAAGATCTTAAGATGAGAATCTTAAAAGATAAGTTAAATGAAAACTACGATTCACATAAGAAAGATATTATTACCTTATTCCTTGCCTTACAGAAACAAAACTTTGTACTAGGCAATTCACTCACTAATCTACTCGAAAACTGGCCTCATGAACAAAACATTCTTATCGAACCAAGCAAAGGAATTTCGTTCTTGCTACAACATAAAGAATGAACCTTCCAAAGCTAAACGTACCTATCAAAAGGAATTGATAGTAGAAGAATTCAAAGAGTTCTTAGAAGCTGAAGGCATGCTATTTAGAAATAATCCACAATATCCTAGTGAAGCTCTGAAAGAACTAGCAGATTTAGTCTATGTCTGCTATCAGTATGCTGAGAACATGGGCTGGTTCTTAGATGAAGCATTAGATAGAGTACATAAAAGTAATATGTCTAAACTTGATGAAGATGGTAATCCTATATACCGTGAGGACGGTAAAGTACTAAAGGGACCAAACTATCAACCACCAACATTAACTGACTTAATATAATGACAGAATTAATCTCCCGCACTGGTCGGGTCCAATCATGGTTGGATAACCCAGAATCAAGACTTCCAGTGAGCTGTACTGTATTTGTTGTCGAAGACTCTATGGAGGGTGACAACGGTATAGAGGCCAGCTGGAGATTCGCCAGCCACGCCCTCAGAAATGGGGCAGGTTGTGCTATACATTTATCTAAATTACGTCCAAAAGGGGCTGACAATGGCCGTGGTTTGACTGCTAGTGGTCCAGTATCCTTTGGAAAAATTTACTCAGTACTAAACGAAATACTACGCAGAGGGGGGACATACAAAAATGGAGCGATTGTTCTTCATTTGGATATTAATCATCCTGACATCATTGACTTCATTACTACTCCTAGATCAGAACTCCCGTGGGTCAAAAGGTGTATCGACCTTGATGATGAAAAATGGGAGAACGCTAGTGATACAACACGGGAAGCGTTAATATATGGCATCAAATCTGGTGACATATGGTTAAATAAAATTAAACACAATAAACAAGGAGAAAGAATTTATGGCAACGTCTGTCTTGAGGTTTACTTGCCCTCACGTGGAACTTGCTTGCTACAGCATGTCAATCTCTCAGCCTGTAGTACCCAATCCATCAGAGAGGGTTTCATTAAAGGTATGTCCGAGTTGTGCAGCCTCCATAGTCGGACAGGTGTTGGAGCAACTGGAGAATACTTGCCGTCTAATATCGACAGACAAGTTGGACTTGGTGTCCTTGGACTCGCAAACTTACTCGCCCGACATGCCGTAACTTACGAGCAATTCGGTAGAGCATTAGCAGTAGTAAATAACAATGGATCTATTGTTACCAGAGCAGAGCATCTTGCCAGCGAACTTAGATATGGTATCCAAGCTGCCGCTGAAGTGGCTCGCTCTAATAATATGGTTAGAGCGTTTTGCATTGCTCCGACAGCCTCATGTAGTTATCGAAGCAAGGACTTGGATGGCTTTACGAGTACCCCAGAAATTGCACCGCCAATCAGCCGCACTGTGGACAGAGATAGTGGGACATTCGGAGTGCAAACCTATAACTATGGACAAGTAGAGATAGCTAGTGAAGTAGGCTGGGAAGCTTACAAGAAAGTAGCAGATGAGATAATGATAATGTATGATAAAACAGGACTTCTTCATGGCTATAGCTTCAACTCTTGGAGTGATGTTATAGAATACGATGAGCAATTCGTGGAAGAGTGGTTGGCTTCGCCTCAAACCTCCTTATATTACAGCCTTCAGGTAATGGGAGACGTACAAGATAAGAGCGATGCGTATGCAGCATTAGATCAAGAAGACGTTGATGATTACTTGCAGGGTATTTTACAAGAAAACCCAATAACCTGCGATTGTCAAGAATGAAAAACCCTTATGAAAAATTACTCAATAGAAAGAGAACTTGGAATCCCGTCCAGACCACAGCTGGTGAGCTTAAACACGGAGCTGAAGAGGCCATCTACCGTGCTCTCGCAATACGCCATATGGAGTTACCAGTTGGCGAGTTTATTACAGAGGCACTTGAAAAGGAGGTTCCCAAATCTGCACGGACTCTTTTAGAATCAAATGTTAAGGATGAGATCAAACATGATCTTGCTCTTACATATATCACGAACGCAATAGGCGTTGATGAAAAAGCAGAATATGAAGCTTTCCGTTTGCGTGACGCATGGGAAGCCCACCCTGATCACACTATATTAAAAGCTTTGGTAGCTGAACGTGCTATATTTTTTGTTATTCTGCCTTTCTTTAGGTTTTGTGGTGATTCGGGTATCCGAACAGTATCAGCTGATATTTCCAGAGACGAACAAATACACGTCGCCTGTAATTCTCTCGTTTGTTCTGCTATGGGTCTACGCCCTAGTAATTCTTTGGACAAACTTAGGAAGGCCACGATTAATTGGATCTTTCAACCACTAGGTATTAATACTACCGATAAATATTTGGACAAAAATTTTTGGCTGGATTCAAGCGACCGATTAATGTATGAGGGCAAGGCACCTCAACTTTCTGATACACGGTCAGCACGGATGCCAGCATTCTTTGAACACAGCAATGTCAACCTACCCCAATACGCTTGAACCATTACTCGGTCCTAATCTCGAGTCATTGGCAGCAGAAATGGATGAGAAGTTCCCAATAGTTTCTCCTCATCCTAAAGAAGAGATAGCATCTATCATGTATAAAGCTGGTCAGAGATCAGTAGTAGAATGGTATCAACATAGATTAGAGAACACATAATGCACGCACATCTTGTACCACCGATAGATGTACCAGACCTATGGGCTGAGATACAGCCATTAATAGATAAAGCATTAGCACACTCCGAAGAAGGAGTGACAGCAGAAGATTTACTACCAGCTATCACAGATGGGAGAGCCTATCTCTGGATAGTAGTTAATGGTTATGATGTAGAATCAGTTTGTCTTGGAGAGTTAGTAGATTACCCACGTAAGAAATCATTTTTTATACATTCATGGGCTACTAAATCAGGACATGATTATGAGGAAGTCATGGCTACCTTTGAAGATTCTGTTATTGCTTTTGCTAAACTTAATGGCTGCAATTTCATCGAGGCCAAGGTAAGAAAAGGTCTTGCCAGAAAATTAAAGTGGAATGATAAACATTCCCATGTAACCCTTACACTTGGAGAATAAAAATGGGAGGCGGTACTAAGACAGTACATCATACAACAAAAACACCTAACGATTATGATGATGCTTGGATCAGAAGTAAGTTTGATGACCTAGACAGAAGAGGACAGGAATTCTCTAACTGGAGATCAGGTCGTGAAGCGCAACTTGGATACGAAGCAACACAAAGACAGTCAACTGCAGATGCATTGGCTGGATTAACAGGAGACTTTAGAGCACTGGGAAGTACAGTTGAAGGACTGGGTTCCAGGCAACAACAATTAGGAGCAGACTTTAGAGGACTAGGAGCTACACAAACACAACAGTTCAAAGATCTTTCAGCAGCTCAGAGACAAGCAGCAATGGAACAGAATGAACAGTTCCAGAACATGACTGCTCAACAGCAACAACAATTCAAAGACATTTATAACTTGCAAGGTCAAGGAGGTGTTGAAGGAGTTAGAACTCAGAAAGGATTAACACAAAACCAACGAAGAGGCGGTGGAGCCTACGGTGGATTCAACCGTGGCGGTATGAGAATTAACCAGTCCCTTAACATCTAAGAACAATGTCAGCAAAAGAACGGTATGACTATCTATCCAGTGAACGTGCTCAGTACTTAACAGAAGCAGAAGACGCAGGGAAACTTACCCTACCATATCTTATTAGAGGTCACGAAGAGAACTCAAAAGGTATGAAAAATTTAAAGACTCCATGGCAAAGTGTTGGTGCCAAAGGTGTCGTAGCACTAGCGAGTAAACTCTCGCTTAGTCTCGTACCTCCACAAACCAGCTTCTTTAAGCTACAGTTAGATGAGTCTCAACTAGGTACAGATTTCCCTCCCGAAGTAAAATCAGAACTCGACTTATCCTTTGCAAAGATTGAACGTACAATCCTCGATGCTATTGCAGCATCAGATGATCGTGTAATCATTCACCAAGCACTACAACATTTAGTAGTAGCAGGTAATGCTCTAATCTTTATGGGTAAAGCAGGTCTTAAACTCTTCCCTCTTAATCGCTATGTTATAGAACGAGATGGCAACGGAGATGTGATAGAAATAGTTACCAAGGAACGTATCAACAAGAAACTATTAGGTGATTACATTCCTGAAAATGAAGAGATGCCACTGGTTGAAACAGATGAACCAGAAGAGCAAGAGTGTGATGTATACACTCATGTCACCAGAGATAACAATAGATTTATCTGGCATCAAGAAGTACATGGAAAGATTCTTCCTAAATCTCAGAGTAAAGCACCAATAGAAGCTACTCCGTGGTTGCCACTAAGATTCAACTCAGTGGATGGTGAGGATTATGGTCGTGGAAGAGTAGGTCAGTTTATAGGGGATCTAAAGTCACTCGAAGCATTGTCTCAGGCACTCGTAGAAGGGTCTGCAGCAGCTGCTAAAGTAGTGTTTGTTGTATCACCCTCAAGTACCACTAAACCACAGACTCTAGCCCAAGCAGGCAACGGAGCTATCGTCCAAGGACGACCAGATGATATAGGTGTAGTACAAGTAGGCAAGACCGCCGACTTCAGTACAGCTAATGAGCTGATGAATAGGTTAGAGACGAGATTAAGTGAAGCATTCTTAATATTAAATGTAAGACAGTCAGAGCGTACTACTGCTGAAGAAGTACGGATGACTCAGCTAGAACTAGAACAACAACTCGGAGGATTATTCGGATTACTAACAGTAGAATTCTTAGTACCCTATCTAAATAGGAAACTTAATGTCTTCCAAAAGACAGGTGAGATACCACGTATACCAAAAGGTATGGTTAAGCCTATCATTGTTGCTGGTATTAATGCATTGGGCAGAGGGCAAGACGTTCAAAGTCTTGGTCAATTCTTACAGACCATTGCACAGACAATGGGTCCAGAAGCTATCGCACAATACATTAATCCTGACGAAGTAATTAAAAGATTAGCAGCTGCTCAAGGTATAGATGTACTCAACCTAGTGAAGAGTGTACAAGAACTACAACAAGAACAGCAAGCAGCACAACAACAACAAATGGAACAGACAGTAGCAGAGCAGACACCTAATATGATGAAGGCTCCTGTGTTTGATCCAAGCAAGAACCCTCAATTAGCAGAACAGCTAGGAGGAGGAGGGGAAGCACCTCCCACAGCACCACCTGAAGGATACTAATGGCAGAAACATTAACATTTGAAAACACAGAAGAAGCAACCTCGATAGAGAATCTTAATGCTGATGAGCAGGATTCTCTACAGGTTGGAGAAGCTATGCAAGAGGCAGAAGATAGCCTCTTAGCTGGCAAATATAAAGATGCTCAAGAACTAGAGAAAGCATATGTTGAACTTCAAAAAAAACTTGGAGACCAAGGTGCTGGAGATAGCTCGCAAGCTGGGGACTCCGAAGATAACGAACAAGTGGAGTCAAAAGAAGATAGCGAAGAAACAAAAGAAACTGAAGAAAATACTCAAGAGTATGGAATCTTAGATGACTTGTGGGATCAAGCTACATCTGAGAAAGGTGAGTATAGTAAAGAAACTTTAGATAAGTTAAGTAAGTTAAGTACTAATGATCTAGCTAAACTACATCTTGAATGGAGAAAAGATGCAGCTACTAAGTATGTACCTAAACCTCCAGACTTTACAGAACAGAATGTACAAGAGCTGAAGAACATAGCTGGTGGAGAAGCTAAGTATAATGACATGATGAAGTGGGCACAAGGTAGCTTAAGTGAACAGGAGATTTCTATGTTTGATCAGGTTATGGAAGAAGGCAACCCACTGTCTGCATTCTTTGCAGTTAAAGCACTAGCTTATAGGTTTAATGATGAACAAGGTTATCAAGGTAAAATGTTGACAGGAAATGCACCCAAATCAGACGGATCTAAATTCCGTAGTCAAGCTGAAGTTGTCCAAGCTATGAGTGATCCTCGTTATGAGAGGGATGCAGCATATCGTTTAGACATAATGGAGAAGCTTGAACGCTCAAATATTAACTTCTAATTATGGCACGTAATGCACCAATATCAGTTAAAGACCTAACAGCTGCACTAGCTATTGGTAAAGAACAAGGTAAACAAGAATCAGAAGTAGCTAGAAGAGAACGACCTGCAGAGAACCCACCTCCAGGTGGTAATCCAGGGAGACCTCCTTGGCCTGGGTATCCAAACCCAATGCCTCCAGGTAAAGACTGGCCTTCAGCTAGTCTAAGAATTAATCCTAATACTATCTTACTACCTAGAGAACCAGCACCAGCAGAGTCTGATGATGGGTATGGTGAGAATCCTACTCCTGGTCATCCAGACTGGCAGATGGCTCATGGTGAACACTTCGGTGATCGTGGTGAGATAATACAAGACCCTACATTTGGTATAGATCCAGGTGGTGATCCTGTGTATCTTGAACATATGGAACAATCTCCAGAGGAAAAGAAACGTAACAAAGGATTACATGACTGGAAATATCATGATGGAGAAGAGCCAGGTACTTTTGATAAAGTAATGGAACTAGCACAAGAATTAAATCCAGCTCAACTTAAAATATTAAAGGGTATACCTTCAGATATAAATAGTAGATCAGCTGGAGAAAGATTGAAAATAATGAGAGATATTACAACAGGTGTTAGAGGAGCAGCATAGTATAACGTGGCGACCTGAACTTTCATCCTCGCCCATTAACATACTCATTTATTTTAATGAACGACACAGAAGTAATTCAACTTCAAGCACCTATTGAATACACTATGAACGACAACGCTGAACTTCAGAATGGTCGCTGGGCAATGCTCGGCATAATGGCAGCTCTAGGAGCCTACGCCACGACTGGACAAATCATCCCTGGAATATTTTAATGAAAAAAATTACACTAGCTCTCGCAGCTACACTATTCTCCAGCCCTGTATTGGCTGGACCTTATGTCAACGTAGAAACAAACGCTGACTACACTGGCTCTGATTATACATCTAGAGCTACCGACCTACACATAGGTTATGAAAACAATCTTGGCGATCTTGCATATTATGTACAAGGCGGTAAGACAATTAATGCTGCTGATGGCGTTGATTCAGAGTCTAATTTCTCTGGCAAGCTTGGTGGCAGTATCTCTGCTACAGATAAACTTGGTGTCTATGGCGAAGTATCTTTTGCACAAGTGGAAGACGCTGACAACACCTACGGTACAAAACTAGGAGTTAAATACTCTTTCTAATTAAATGACTACAGCCACACTAACAAAACCAAATACCAACTGGCAGAGTTTATGTGACTGGGTTACGAGCACAGACAACCGCCTCTACGTGGGGTGGTTTGGTGTGCTAATGATCCCTGCACTACTAACTGCTACTACAGCTTTTATTGTAGCTTTCATAGCTGCTCCACCAGTTGACATAGATGGTATACGTGAACCCGTAGCTGGCTCTTTACTCTATGGAAACAACATCATATCGGGTGCCATTGT